ACTAAACCTGAGGTGTTACATGCGGAAACTAATGCTATCGCTAAACTGGCGAAATTTGATGGATCTGGAAGTGGGTCTGTATTGTTCGTTACTCATGCTCCTTGCCTTGATTGCGCCAAGTTGGTATTTCAAGCTGGCATATCTTCTGTTTATTATCGTAATAGTTATCGTGACAGCGTTGGAGTGGACTTCCTCAACAAAGCAGGAGTAAAAGTGGAAAAGATATAATGTTCTAAATAAGGCTGTCATCTCAAGGAGTTAATATGAAATTAAGAATTTATAGTTGTCCTGATGAAGATTTTAAGCCTTATGTAGAAAGAGCTGTCCATTTTTTTGCCAAAGAATTAATCGTTAATAAAAAAATTAGAAATAATTGTTCCATTAAGATTAAATTTGATTCGAAATTAAAAGATTATGGTTCCTGTCTAGTTGAAGAATATAATACCAGAAAACAACCTAGAGATTTTTTAATTGAAGTTCATCCAGGTATTGGTGCCAGAACAATTATAGAAACGATTGCGCACGAAATGGTTCATGTCAAACAACACATTAACAATGAAACAAACGATGACCTGTCCCATTGGCTTGGTAGAAAAATTAACTCCGATGAAATGGATTATTGGATCCATCCATGGGAAATAGATGCACATGGACGTGAAATTGGTTTAGTAACCAAATTTGCTATTATGGAAAATCTTTGGGAAGTCTTTGATGGTTTCAAAGATCCATCACAAGACATCGATAATATAAATTTAGGTTGGAAAATACAAAAATAATTTTTTAAAAAACCGCTTGCCAAAGCACAAAAGTTCCTATATAATAACACTATGACAAATTTTAATCACAAACCCTTAATGTCCCAACCAGAGTATCGCACGTTTAATTGCGCCGATAGCTCATGGGCGATTACAACCGGGTTTTGTGTATAGGAAAAAGTAAGTCAAAAGTTCTAAAAAAGACACCAATTACAAGACCCTTAGTAACGAAAGTTCTAAGGGTTTTTTGTTTGTTGTTTCAATACAACATATGTGTTGACAAGTCATCGTATCTGGCATATAATACACATTGTTCTTTAAAAATTTGTAGAGTTAATACAAATATGTTCCCTGTTAGCTTAGTCTGGCCTAAAGCACTGGTCTTTGAAATCAGTATCATTGGTTCGAATCCAATACGGGGTGCCATATAGAAACATTCTAAACTGGACGCAGGTTCTATGAAACAAGACCTCGGGGTCATGTCCGAGAAGGTGTGGAGAATAAGAATGTTTCTATATGGAAAGTAATGCAGCGGGGATGGTCCTGCGACTGGCCTTGAAAACCAGGTTCTCAGAAATGGGATGGGGTTCGACTCCTCTGCTTTCCGCCAAACATTGGAGATTGGGCAGGATGGTAATGCAGCAGATTGCTAATCTGTCATCGTAGTGATACGGTGAGTGGGTTCGACTCCCACAGTCTCCGCCAAGAAATGTAGGTGTGACCCGAAAGGCTAGGGAACGGATTGCAACCCCGTTTTATGCAGGTTCGACTCCTGTCACCTACTCCAGTTGTAGAAAAACAACAGTCTGGTTGACAAGTCTTCCAGTTCTGTTATAATTCATTCATGAATTGAGAAATCAATTTAATTGTTCTTTAAAAATTTGTAGAGTTTAATATGCTCGGTTCGTCTATCGGTTAGGACGCTGCCCTTTCAAGGCGGAAAGACGAGTTCGATTCTCGTACCGAGTACCATATTAAAATACATTAGGTTACCAACCCAGTAGGTACCTAGGAGAGAATAACCTGTGGCCGCACAGGCTCTCGCTAGTAGTACATGAAGCAATCCGACTGTGCTGGATAAAGTTGGTCTGTAATGTGTAGATTGTCTTATCGGCAGACGAAGCCGTGAGAAGCCAGATGAAGTTCTGGAACGACAATCACACCCTAATGTATTTTAATATGGTATCATTGTTAAGTGTTATCAGGGTATCGTTATAGGACGCTATGACTAAGGACTGAGCCGTGCGAGGCCAGATGTCCTGATATAACCGCCACTCGCTCACCAGTGCTAGCTACATTTTTGGTAAATAGGCACGATAACACTTAACAATGATATGGGGGTATAACTTAACGGCGAAAGTAACTGGCTTTTAACCAGTAAATCAGAGTTCGATTCTCTGTGCCCCTACCAAAAAATATGGAGCAATTGTAGATATGGCGTGTTCTGCAGCGGACTGTAAATCCGTTCCCCCGTGGTAAACATTGTTGGTTCGACTCCAACTTGCTCCACCATATTTGGTCTCAAAGTGTTCATGGACGCACGCATGCCTGTCACGCATGAAGAAGGGGATCGTTACCCCTTGGGACCGCCAAATATTCCACAGTAGCACAGCGGTAGTGCAGTTGACTGTTAATCAATTGGTCGTAGGTTCGATCCCTGCCTGTGGAGCCAAATTTGCCCCTGTAGTTAAATGGTAGAACATCGGTTTTGTAATCCGAGGACGGGAGTTCGATTCTCTCTAGGGGCACCAGTTTTATCCGAGTGTAGCGCAGTCTGGTAGCGCATCTGGTTTGGGACCAGAGGGTCGGGAGTTCAAATCTCTCCACTCGGACCATTTTTGGGGAATTAGTATAATGGGATTACGGCAGCTTTGCAAGCTGTTTATGGGAGTTCGATCCTCCCATTCTCCACCAAGGTGACAAGGTGATGTAGCTCAACAGGCAGAGCAGTTCCTTCATACGGAAAAGGTTGTGGGCTCGGATCCTACCTTCACCACCAATTACGGGTGATTAGTAAAATGAATATTACACAACGCTACGAACGTTGAAGTGGGAGTTTGATTCTCTCATCACCCTCCATAAATACCTCTTGTAGCTCAATGGTAGAGCAACCGCTTGATAAGCGGTAGACCTAAGGTTCGATTCCTTTCGAGAGGACCAAATATCTCGTTGGTGTAATGGTAGCACAAGAAACTCCAAATCTCTTGGCGGGAGTTCGATTCTCTCACGGGATACCAATAACAATAAAGGTGATTAATATGAAAAATTTCAACGTAGAAGAAGTCAGACAATACCTTGCAAATCAAGGTCCTGATACCAAAGTTTATCTTGGTGCCGATTCTGAAAGAATCAGAGTTAATGGTGTTTGGTATGCTGACTATGCTCTAGCTGTTGTAGTTCATATTGATGGCTGTCATGGTTGTAAAATTTTTGGTTATGTTCAACGTGAATTGGATTTTGACCATAAGAAAAGTAAACCTGCTATGAGGTTAATGACTGAAGTTTATAAAGTTTCAGAATTGTTTCAATCATTAGCAGAAGTGTTGGAAGATTATCATGTAGAAGTTCATCTAGATTTAAACAAAGATGATTTACATGGTTCATCTTGTGTTGTTCAGCAAGCAATTGGTTATATCAAAGGCACATGTAACATGACACCAATGGTTAAACCAGATGCACCAGCTGCAAGTTTTTGTGCTGACAGATTAAAAAGAATTCTGGCAGAACAAGAAGCTGTGTAATCTCCTACATAGGGGTTTAACCCCTAGGAGATTACAATGGCAAGAAAACTTAATTTAGCAAAAACTGTAAATAGAGATGCAGCAGTTGGTCACGGAATGGAAAGAAGTCCAAAGTGGCCAGGTGTACAGAAATTACATTTAAAATTTCATCCCGTTTGTGAATCGTGTGGTTCTTCAAAGAATCTAAATGTACATCACAAAAAACCATTTCATCTTTTTCCTGAACATGAATTAGATATGAATAATCTAATTACACTTTGTATGGATGAAGAAAAAGAATGTCACATTAAAATTGGTCACGGTGACAATTTCAAAGATTATAATCCAGATGTAGAAGTTGATGCACAAAAAGTTCGTGCTGATATTTCTTTGTTTGAATCTGTGGCAGAAGAAGCCAAGAAAAAAAGATTAATTGCTTAATCTATGGAGAAATTAGTTTAGTGGTAAAACCACGGGTTGTGATTCCGTTATCACCAGTTCGATCCTGGTATTTCTCCCCAATTTATGCCTTGTTAACTCAGCGGTAGAGTAGCGTTTTTACACAGCGAAGGTCGGCAGTTCGATCCTGTCACAAGGTACCATTATGCCGATATAGCTCAGGTGGTAGAGCAGTAGACTGAAAATCTATGTGTCGTAAGTTCAACTCTTACTATTGGCACCATATGTTGTTAAAACAAATTCATCTTTTTTAGGTGGATTTGTTTTAGGAATAGTAGATAAAACAAACTCGGCTGGTTGACAATAAGAAGAACGTGTTTTATACTCCTCATTGGAGAATAAACGATATAAAATATCAACTGTAGATTGTTGTGAGTAAGGTATTGTCATATAAGTATTTATTTGCCCCGGTGACGGAATTGGTATACGTGTTGGTCTTAGAAGCCAAATTTTAGGAGTTCGACTCTCCTCTGGGGCACCAATTTCTGGCGTTAGTATAATGGATAATACAGTAGGCTTCTACCCTTCTAATGGGAGTTCGATCCTCTCACGCCGGACCATTTTTTAAGGAGGCATTATGCCATCAGTATTTCTTACAAGTGACACACACTTTGGTCACGCTGGTGTGTGTAGATTTCTCCGTAATGACGGTGTGACAAAGCTTAGGCCATGGGACAATCCTGATGAGATGGATGAAGAAATGGTAAAGCGATGGAACGAAACAGTCCGACCAAATGATAAAGTATATCATCTTGGTGATGTTGTTATCAACCGCAAAGCACTTAGCATTATGCATAGACTTAACGGTGATAAAGTTCTGATTCGTGGTAACCATGATATCTTCCGTGATGATGAATATAGACAACACTTCCGTGAGCTACGTGCCTATCATGTAATGAACGGAATGATTCTATCTCATATTCCAATTCATACAGATAGCATAGGTCGTTTTGGTACAAACATCCATGGTCATCTTCATGCAAATCGTGTGATGACTGGTGTTAAAAATTCTAAAATTGATCCAAGATATCATTGCGTTTGTGTTGAACAGACAGATTTTAGACCAATTCTATTTGAAGATGTTATTAAACGAATCAAAGAAGAAGGTGGTGAGGTTGGTTTCAAAAATGGAAACGGACCTACTATGTAATGCGGGTGTGATGGAATTGGTATACGTATCGGACTTAAAATCCGATTTCTGTGGGTTCGAGTCCCACCATCCGCACCAAGCCTTGGTAGCTTAATGGTAAAGCAGGCGACTCATAATCGCTCGAGTGGGGGTTCAATTCCCTCTCAAGGCACCAAATGGTATATTTTAAAAATATGTATTGACTCTACAAGTTTTTTCATGTATAATACATACATGCGGAATTAGTTTAGTGGTAAAACGAGATCCTTCCAAGTTCAAGTCAACAGTTCGATTCTGTTATTCCGCTCCAGTTAATGCGGTCGTTGTTAGAACAGTTTAGGTGTCCAACTTAAACAGTATGTGCGAATCATACAGACCGCTCCAATACGTGCCATGTAATAGTGGCTACTCCGACCCAGAGGACGAGAAGTGGATTAATTACCCACGGGTGGTTCAGACAAGAGGTTACCTTTAGCAATATCGGTGAAGAAATCTGTCTCTACGAAAGTAGCGGTTAAACCAAACCGGCGTTAGCAATACGAGAACGGTTCCTGTCGGGAAGCGGGTGGAAGTCGTGTGTGATGGTATGTAGTGTAAAGACTACTACTTGATGCGATATAATTACCGCCGAGGAATGTCAGAGCATTTTATTTTTTTAAGGATGATTATGAATTATGTACCGTTGTCAGATAAAGTTATTGTTGAACGTATTGAAGGTGAAAAACAAACTTCTTCAGGAATCATCCTAAAGCGAACAGAAGAACCGGATAGAGCAAAAATTCTTGCTATTGGTCCTGATATTGATGAAGTTCAGGTTGGTGATGTTGTTCTATTAAACTGGAATGCAGCAATCAAAGTCGAAGGTGAAATTTATTCTACCAAAATAGAAAACATCATATTCATTTACGGAGAATAATATGTCAGATGGTGGTAAAGGTTCCAGTCCAAGACCATTTAGTGTTTCACAGGAAACATATGGAAATAATTTTGATGCAATCTTTCGTAAAAAAACACCACAAGAAATAGATGATGCTAAAGCTGAACAAGAAGCTTTTGAATTTATAAAAAGATTGGCCGATTTAGATAATAAACAAAAGTAGCGGGATAGTAAAACGGTATTACAGAGGACTCATAATCCTCAGTTCTTGGTTCGATTCCAGGTCCCGCAACCATAATTTATCTACCCACATATATTTGCGGTTGAGCTTCTTCTCTACGTTGTCGCTCAGTTTTAGGTATTAAACCATCACCATACTGTGGATATTTTTGTTGTCTATCATAAGCTACCCACATAAACAATCCAGCCATTGTTATCATTATGACAATGATGAGAACACCCCATATTGCTTGTTCATTCATTTGTCTTCTTCTTGCGGCTCTTCTTTTTTCCGCAACTTCTTTTCTTTTCATTTGGGTAACAATTAAGGCTTTTTGTTGTTCACCCATTTTCTCCATCATTTCATTAACTTCAGTCCAAAGAGCACCCAATTCTGGAGGACTTTGATAAATCATTATTTCTTGTAACTCTGTACCCATTTGTTCCAACTGCTTACGCATCAGTACACGTTGAAGAGCACGTTTACCTAAAGAAGCATCACCTGTGTATATTTCAGTTTTGCTTTTTCTTTCTTCTTCTTCAAATATTGCAATGCATTTATTAAGATTGTCATAGTATGCACCAAGATGTTCACCAATTTCAGCATAAATGCCAGTGTGTTGTCCCTCATTAGCTTTTTTGTTTAATTCAATTACTTCATTCTTTTGTTTGATATATTGATTACGTTGTTCAACCGTGGCAGGTTTCTCCGGAGGATGTAATTTATGAAACTGGTCATCAAGGTCTTTAAGTACATCCTTAACTTCTCCAGCAGCACCTTTAATATCTTTATAAAGTTTACACCCAGCCTTTACCGCAGAAACAGCGGCATTGGCCATAGCAAACAGAGTAATTGGATCCATTTAATTTAGTCGTGGGATACATGAAAACGTTAACAGAAATAAAACCAACACAGATACATTGCGTATCTAAACGAAGTCATATATAATATATTAATATTTATAAATCATTGATAAGGATCAAAAATGAGTAAACTACTTGTAATAAAATTGACAAATAATGAAGAAATCTTGGGTGAAGTTACCGAAACCGGCACAGGATACCAAATTTTAAATCCTATAGGTATTGCAGTTATGCGTGGACAAGATGGTAAACCTAATATTGGATTTGCTCCTTGGCCAGTATATGCGGATACGGAAAAGAAAGATAAAAAGGTTGACATAGACCGTGCTTCTGTGTTATACTCCTATGAACCAGCACAAGATTTTGTTGACAATTATAATCAAATCTTTGGTGCCGGAATTATTTTACCTCCAACAAAACAACTAATTACAGGCTAAATTGACAGACTTTTATACTAATGTACAATCTCTTGGCGGCAAGATTCTTTATCGTGGCGTTATGGACGGCAAACGTGTCCGTCAACGGATTGATTATGAACCATCACTTTATATACCATCTAAAAAGGTAACTCAATATACCACTCTAGATGGTAATTATCTTGATAAGAAAAGATTTGATGGCATTTATGAAGCTAGAGAATATGTAAAACAATTTGAAGATGTTTCTGGTGGAACTAAAATCTATGGCAATACCAGATATGAATATGCTTTTATTGCCGACCAACATGAAGAAATGGTTGACTGGGATATAGATAAAATCCTTGTTGGGATTGTTGATATTGAGGTTGGTTCGGAAAATGGTTTCCCTGACCCATATCAAGCGAATGAACCAATTACTGCTATTGCTATCACCTATCTAAACGGTGTCACCTATGTCTTTGGATGTGGTGATTATGAAGTACAAGGTGATGAGACTTATATCAAGTGTAGAGATGAATGGACTCTTTGTAAGAAGTTCCTACAACATTGGTCAAACAATTGTCCAGATGTAATTACTGGCTGGAACACCAAGTTCTTTGATATACCATATCTTGTAAATCGTTTTCGTAAGATTCTTGGTGAAGATGAAACTAAGAAGTTGTCTCCATGGAATCATATCTCAGAACGTAAAACAATCATAAATGGTAGACAGATGATTGCCTATGGTTTTACTGGTGTTGAATCACTTGATTATATTGAACTCTACAAATGGTATGCTCCTGGCGGAAAGTCACAAGAATCCTATCGTTTGGATAATATCGCACAGGTAGAACTCGGTGAAGGTAAAATTTCTTATGATGAGTTTGATAACCTACATCAACTATACAGATTAAACTATCAGAAGTTTATTGAGTATAACATCAAAGACGTTAAGTTGATTTTGAAGTTAGAAGATAAACTAAAGTTGATTGAATTGGCTTTGACTTTGGCATATGACACAAAGTGTAATTACGAAGATGTATTTGCACAGACTCGTATGTGGGATTCAATGACATATTCCTATCTGTTGAATAAAGGCATCATTGTACCACCACGGGAAGTACAAGACAAAGATGCGGCATTCGAAGGTGCCTATGTCAAAGATGTTCAAGTTGGTAAACATGATTGGGTTGCCTCGTTTGACCTGAACAGTTTGTATCCACATTTGATGATGCAATACAATATTAGTCCAGAGACTCTAATTGATCCTACAGATTACACACCTGAAATGCGTGAGGTACTTTCTTCTTCAGTTTCGGTCGATAAGATGTTAATGAAACAGGTAGATACTTCCAGGCTGGTTAATGTTACACTTACACCAAACGGACAATTCTTCCGTACTGACATACAAGGTTTTTTACCTAAGATGATGGATGAGATGTACCAAGACCGTAAAAAGTTCAAGAAGATGATGTTACAGGCATCACAAGAGTATGAAAATGAAAAAGACGAACGAAAAAAGTATGAAATCGAAAAGCGAGTTGCAAGATTTAACAACCTACAACTTGCAAAGAAGGTTTCTCTCAACTCTGCTTATGGTGCTCTTGGTAGCCAGTATTTCCGCTTTTATGATTTACGAATGGCTCTTGGCGTTACTACTGCTGGTCAGTTGTCTATTCGGTGGATTGAGGCTAAGATTAATGCGTGGATGAATAAACTACTTGGTACAGATAAAGATTATGTTATCGCATCTGATACCGATTCAATCTATCTCCGTATGGGTGAACTCGTTGACAAGTTCATCAAAGATAAATCCGACAAACAAAAAGTAATTGCTCTCATGGATAAAATCTGTGAAGAAAAGATACAACCATATATTGACAAGTCGTATCAGGAATTGGCTGACTATGTTCATGCCTATGACCAGAAGATGCAGATGAAACGTGAAGGTCTTTCTGACAAAGGTGTGTGGACTGCCAAGAAACGTTATATTCTAAATGTGTATAACAATGAAGGTGTTCAGTATGCCGAACCTCACATGAAAGTGATGGGTCTTGAGATGGTTAAATCATCTACACCATCGGCTATTCGTGAGAAGATGAAAGAAACTATCAAGTTGATGATGACTGGTACAGAAAGTGAAGTGCAAGACTTTATTGCCAAGTTCAAAGCAGAATTCAAAAAGTTACCACCAGAAGAAATATCTTTTCCACGTGGCATGAATGGCTTGGCAACTTATTCTGATTCGGTAACCTTATTCAAAAAAGGTACACCAATTCATGTTCGTGGTGCCATTATATACAACCATAATTTAAAACAACTTGACTTGGAGAAGAAGTATCCTCGTATACAAGAAGGTGAAAAGATTAAATTTACCTATCTAAAAATGCCTAATCATTTTAAATCAGATGTTGTTTCTTATCCATCTAGATTACCAAAAGAGTTTGAGCTTGACAACTATATTGATTATGATGTACAATTCGATAAAGCTTTCTTGGAACCAATCCGTGTAATTCTGGATTGTATGCAATGGCAAGCAGAAAAGACTAACTCTTTAATGGACTTTTTCGGATGATTTTGTTAACATTTCTAACAGCTATTGCCTTATCAGGTGTGGCTGGTTATTATTCTATCGTTGGTTTGGCTTCAATCTTTCCAGGTTCATATCTGCCTGTAATGATTATGGGTTCGGTGTTAGAAACATCCAAACTTGTAACAGTATCATGGCTATATAATAATTGGAAACAATGTCCTTTTTTGATTAAAACATATCTGTGTATGGCAGTAGCCATTCTGATGCTTATTACATCCATGGGTATCTTTGGTTTCTTGTCTAAGGCACACCTTGAACATTCATCCGATAATGCACCACTTCTAAACAAGATTGCAATTCTGGATGAAAAGATTAAAACGGAGAAAGAAAATGTGGATGCAAACCGCAAGATACTCAAACAATATGATGAGATTGTGGACCAGACGATGGGTCGCACAACAGATGAAAAAGGTACGGACAAAGCGCAAGCGATACGCCGAACCCAACAGAAAGACCGTAGTAGAATATTACAAGAAATTAACCAGTC